GCCTGCGTCAATGTCCTGATACAATCCCCTTGCCAAATCTGTTTTACTTAAATCTGCTGCCACAAATAAGCCTTTCGCATCTGGCTCTAAAATCAATGTTTTGTTGGACTGTCTGGCAAATACCCTGCCTGTATGGTCGTACTGCATTATAACGTCACTCATATCTGCATTATCCAGTGCGTGTGCGTCAATTCTTTCGTAAATCTTTGTACCGTCCTCAAATTCATATAAAAGATACGGTACGTTAAATGTAGTGGCGTATCCCTCTACATAACATTCTGTATTTATGCGCTTATCGCTCGCAACTTGGGCAGTGAGTGGTGTTACCAGCGTTCTGTATTCCCGTTCTTTTTTAACTGGCATTATTAACACCCTCTTTCTCTGTTTGTCCGTCTTGTGTTTCTCCCGTTTCTGGTTGTGGGTTCTGTTCCCCTGCCTGCGGGACTTGCTGTATAACTACTTGTGGCTCATTGCCCTTTTGCAGTTCGCTTACCTCTGTATACTCTTTACGGATATAATATTTTTCTCCGTCCTCAACATGCGCCATATTCCATATATCCATTACGCCATTTCTGTTTAGTAATGCCCTGTCAAATAGCTGCGTGCTTACGCTCAACTTTGTAGCATTGCTGGCATATTGCAAACGGTTTGCAGAAAAGAAAATAGCATTTCCACACGCCCGCTCTCTTTCTGTAAAGCTCATGTTTGTCATCACTAAAGATAATTGAATTGCAAAAGGCTCTATTTTCCCCTCGTAATAGGCGTTCCATGTATTCTCGTCAAATTTGTTCTGCAAAATATCCATGTTCGTACCAAAATGTGTACAAACATTTTCCTGTATGTGCTGCATCTGCAATGCGTTAGGTGTATACGGTTTACTCTCTACCTGCTTCAAGTCGGAAAATTTATTATCATAAATAATCATTCCGCTGTCATTGTCTGCGCTTAAATTGTCCTCTGTAAAACGCTTGCGCTCTTTCTTTATATCCTCTGGTTTCAGCATGTTTGCAACTTTTGCTAAAAATCGGATATTTGCAGAGTTTTTTACTGCGTTTATGATTCCCTCGTTTTGCGTATGTATCAACTGCATTGTGGGTGCAAGCGTGCTGTTATCCTCTCCAAACAGATCGTCTTTATATTCAAAATCTGTCATAATCCCCACACGCTCAAACTCAATAGCCCCATAGCTGCCATTTGCAAACAGGTACCGCAAATATAACTGCCCCTCGCACTCTATTACCTCGCAGCGTTCGGCACGCAATGGATACCAGCCGCATAAGCGCCCGTATTCGTCCTCTATCGGAATAATGAACGCTGTATGCTCTACAGCCACATACGTTGCCAGACGCTTAATAAATTTTGTTGTGTCCATAAAATAATTTGGCTTATGCTGTAATGTCTTTTCCAATGTTTTAAGGGCACTGCCCTCAATCTCCGGCTTTAATTTGCTGCAATGAGTGGCAAAATTGTTTACCGCTGTCCTTGTCAAATCCATTTCATATACACCGCCGCTAAAGCTGGTAAATGTCGGACTGTAGCCGTTCAGCATTTTAAAATAATTTCCTATGGCTTTTAATTCTTTGCCATGAAAAAGATAATCTAAAAATCTCATGCCGTTTACTCTCCTTTCTATGCGGCGTTTTTCAGTAATTCCCCTACCTCTTCGTGGTATTTCTGTCTTACCGTCATTGCATCTATGACAGATACAAAACCATCTATATGCGCCCGCTGTTCTATCTTTATCGGGCGGAACTTCCTTGTTTCCATGTTGTGCTTTAATGCCACGTTTAAGAAATGCGACTGTAGCAATTTATTGTTTACAATTTTAAAATCGCCGTCTTTAACAATTCCCTCAAACTCCCGTATTACAGGTGTGAGGTTTTCGCCTTGGTAAACATCATCTGTGTGGAATCCGTAATTTTTCAAATCGTCCACAAGGTACTGTGCGCTGTACCTGTCATATCCGATTTTCAAAACCCTTATGCCGTATGTTTCCAGCAACCATACATACCAGCTAAATACGTCTTTGTAATTAACGTAATTGTCCCCGGATAAAGTAATAATGCCTTTCTTAACAAAAATGTCATACGGTACTCCATCTGCTGCCTGCAAGGTTTCAAGCCTGTTTTTCGGCATAAAGAATTGTGTAAATGCGTATAATACGCCCTCTTTCTCTATAACCACGCTTGCGGCTGTCAAGTCTGTTGTTTGGCTCAAATCTATACCGCCCACTGCATAGCACTCTCTAAAATCTTCCAGTGTTTTTAATACTTCTGCTTTTTCCACTGTCTGATATTCCAGCCATGCAATAGAGCTGTTCTGTTTGATATTGCAGTACTTGGTAAGGAACTCTGCTTTTTTACTTAAACTGCCCTCTGCTACTGCAATTTCATCAATAAAGAAACTCTCTTTTACTGATACACCCATATTTGGGTTTGCTTTTTTCAGTTCTTCTATATCGTTCCATTTTTCCACATCATCAATCATGTACAAAAATGGTAATAGTCTGCGTTCTTTGCTGTTTCCCTTTAAGAAACTTGTGCTACGCTTCATTAACTCATCATAGATACTATCGTTGATATATCCGGCTGTACTTATGCTTAAAATCATCGGCTGTTTACGTGCTCCTAAAGCAGATTTCATAACCTCATACTGCTTTAATCCAGCGTCCCCGCTCCATGCCGCCATTTCATCACATACAACAAGCTGCGGGTTGAAACCGTCCGACTTTTTAGCATTAAATGCAATCGGTTTGATAACTGTATTGCTCTCTGCAATATAGATATCGCTACGCCGTTTTTTCGCCAGCTCTTCCAACTCTTCCTCTGCCTGTACCATTTGATAGAATCCGTCATATACAAGGGCTGCTTGGTCTAATTTGGGCGCTAAACAGTATATTTCCTGTCCATACTCCGGCTCTAAATAAGCCATGTATGCGATTAGCGCAGATGCAAACAAACTTTTGCCGTTTTTTCGTCCGATAACAATAAAAATTTCACGAAAAACACGT